GTAGTGTTCCCTGCCCCAGCGTATGCACCAACAAATGTTTCATACAGGCCAGTAGTGTTTGCATACCCAGCCTGATACCCCACTGCTGTGTTGTAGGATGCGGTGGTGTTGGAGTTAAGGCTTTCATAACCAACAGATACGTTATAGTTCCCTGTAGTATTGGTAAGCATCGCCTGATAACCGATGCCTGTGTTATGATTACCAGAGGTGTTGTTTGTTAAAGCCTCTCTACCAACTGCGGTAATACGAATGCCTGTAGTGTTATCGTAAAGTGCAGCTGACCCAATTGCTACATTCGCTGTCCCTGTAGTATTACTATACCCAGCCTGATGACCAACAGCAGTGTTGTTGGATGCGGTGGTGTTAAAGTATAGTGCTTGATCTCCTAAAGCAGTATTTGATGCACCTGTAGAGTTTTCATACATAGCCCCTCTACCAACGCCAGTATTTCCAGATGCAGTGGTTGTTTTATGTACAGCATAAGCGCCCAAGGCAGTGTTATTGTCACCTGTGGTTAAAGCATTACCAGAGTAATATCCAATAGACACATTGTTAGATGCACCTGACTGTAAAGATGCAAAGGATAAATCACCCAACGCCACGTTGCCTGTACCAACAGGATAATTTCCGTCTAGCTTAATCGTGCCGCCATCGACTGACACGTTGCCAGCTACAGTAAGGCCGTCAGTGACCGCTGTGCCACTAATATCAGCACCAGAGGTACTAAGATTGACCGCTTTATTACCAATATATCCTGCCATTAGCTGTCAATCTCCATGTAAGACATAATCACCGAAACCTTATCAGCCACAGAACAATCTACTTTGATGATGTCACCAGCGTTAGCTACGATCTTACCATCCAATACAGCTAGAGTTGAGCCTACTGGTATGGCGGCATCTTTAATCAAGTGTGCTGTAGTATTCTGTGTTTGAGAGGTCTGAGTAGTTGTACTCACTAAAGTAACTGAAGCAGTAACTTGTGAGGTGTGTACATTAGCTAGGGTTAGTCCTAGAATAATAATCCTAGTGCTACTCTGTACAGTGTATAAAGTTTCAGGTGTGCCAGCACTAGCTGGTGCTACATCCCGTGTAATCGTTTTAAATGTATTAGCCATTTTTCTATTATCCTAATGCTATGGCTAACGCTGTAGCCTCGTCTATTGCAGATGCAGATGTTATAAGTGTACCAGTGGTTGTGGGTAGTGTCAAGGTCACATCTGCAGTAGATGCAGGACCAATTAGTGTTACCTTGTTAGTTCCATTATCTGAGTCCTCAAAGAACTCTACAAAGCCAGCGGAAGTAGCTCCGTTCTTTACAGATATACCTGCATTAGCTATAGGTGTAGCTGTAAGTGTTGCTACCCCTGTAACCAACAGTGTTGTTGCCATATTGACAGCACCATCAATATCTACCACGTCTAAGTTAGTAGTACCGTCCACATCAATGTCACCACTAATGTCTAGTGAACCAAATGCACCTACACCTGTAGTAGTAATATTACTAGAGCCAGTATCAATAGTACCAAACCCACTAGTAATACTGCCTGAGTCTAAGGCCCCTGTACTAACTAGGTTAGGCATAGCAGTGATTTCATCATCAAAGTATGCAGCTAAGTCTGTTACTGCAACCTGCACCATAGTGCCGTTGTCATTCATAACAACACGGTCTGCATCAGCTACAGTAGTAGAAGTAGCTGAAGTGCCACCATCTACAATATTAAGTTCAGCAGCGGTTGAATCTACAGCAGCTAACTTAGTTAAGTCAGCCTGTACTAAGCCTGATACACCATCAAGAAGGTTTAACTCAGCAGCAGTAGATGTAACAGCAGTAGAGCCTAGTGTTAGTTGTCCGTCAGGTACAACAAGACCAGCAGCACCATTAAAAATAAGATCATCTGCTGAAGTATCCCAAGTCATGTTAGCTGAAGCTGTATCACCGTACAGGATTACATCGTAGCCTTGATCATTAGCACCAACAGTAAGTGTAGCATCTAGCTGTACTGCACCATCAATGTCTACTGCGTCAAGGTTAGTTGTACCATCTACATCTATGTCACCTGAGATGTCTAACGAAGAACCTGTCAACACACCAGTAACACCAAGAGTACCAGCTACAGTAGCATTGGCATCAACGTCTAGTGTGTCTATATGTGCAGTACCATCTATGTAAAGGTCTCGCCATTCTTGACTAGCTGAACCTAAATCATATGTGTCATCATCGTCAGGTATAATATGGGAGTCTACATCAGCACCAAACACAACGTTATCTGTAGCAGCATCACCAATAGTAATTGTACCGCCATTAAAGGTAGTAGTACCAGTTACAGTTGCATTACCAGCTACAGTAAGATTACCACCTACAGCTAAGTTTCCTGAGATGTCTGCAGCACCATTCATGTCAATGGTAGTGGCAGCAATCTGTATCTCTGTGTCAGCTACAATGTCAAGCTGTCCGTCTGCACTAGAGTTAATGTACAGTCCTGTATCACGAAACTGAATCTTGTTAGTTGTATTGACAGTCCATGCAGAGTTAAGATTAGCACCATCTAAGGCTAGTCCTGTGGAAGCATTAATGTCTACGATAGGAGATGCAATCTGCACCTCACCATCAGCTACTACATCAAGCTGGCCGTCAGTGCTAGAGTTAAGATAAATACCAGTATCACGAATCTGAACTTTTTCGGTTGACGCAATAAGTAGATCATCAGAAAACTCAAAGTAATCCTCATCCTCCATCCACTTTAGTACACCATCATTTGACTCACCATCAAAAGTTATTGTAATATCTGTGTCAGCACTGCCAGCACCAAAGGTAAGTGTATTGCTTAATAGCTTAGTAATAGCTGCGCCTTCTGCAGCAGTACCATCGTGTGTGTGTCCAGAGGAAGCATTGAAGGCAGCTAAAAGCTGGTCAAACTCATCATTAGAGTCTGATGCATCAATAATATCACCATCTGTGTATGTGGACTGCCGTGTATAACCAGCCATTTATTTCTCCTTTAACGCCTTGCGGCTGCATCAAATTCTAACTGAAAACCTTTGAGTGAGTAAGGTTCTGACGTACCATTATCAACAACTCTTAGTGCTATTGCAAAACCACTACCTTCTACTGCTTGCCTAACAAGAGGGTTAGACTGACCACCGTATGTAGCAGTACCGTATGTAGATGAACCATAAATAGCAACAACTTTAGTACTGTCAAAAGGGTAAGCAGCAGGACGTGGTGCATTAGGGTCTTCATAATCGTAACGTAAGAATAAATCAGAGTTTACTACACCTTCAGGAGAATAGTTAATAATAACTCTTTGAAAGTTCTTTCGTATACCTGCGTCACCCATAGCTAAATCAGGTGATCTGTATCGTCCTATAATAGTAGTGCCGTCAAAAGTACTACCTTGCTCCTGTCTGTATATATACCCATCGTAACCACCGTGTGTAATATATACAACACCATCATCATTAATGTGATCTGTACAAGAAGGTTGAATACCTAGTGTTTCAGAAAACTCATACCCTTGCTCTGTCCTGTGGCATATTACACCTTTAGTTTTTGCTGTAGTTCTTGCATCTGTAGAAGATGAGGTATCACAAAAGAATATACGGTACTGAGTTTTATCAGGTACAACTAAAGAATCAAACTCATCTATATTACTATAGCTACTAAACAATTGATGTACAGGTGTACTAATACTTCCAAGCTCAACATCACCAATTCGTTCAGTACCAGCAATAGTTCTAAGACCATCTCTTGCTAAGAATACAACATCACCAGCAAATTCTTGAATAGTAAAACCATTCATACAACCAACATTACGAGACACAGGAAGTAACTGAAAGTCTGCTATACTGTTACCAACTAATTTAAATATACGTTCTTCACAAAATATAATAAGAGAGTCACGAAATGGAAACAAGCCAGTAATAGGGTTTTCTACATTAATAGAACCTGCACCATTAGCAGCAGTAAAATCTGTAATTGAATATGGAGCAGAAAAAACAAGCTCTTGTGGGTTGCTAGACATACCAGCAAAAAATAAAGTACTTCTATGCCCTGTTACAAACTTAGGATCAGTAGGTGCATTAGTCCCATTTATATCCGTTACTGAGTTCCCTGAAGAGAAATAAGAAGCTCTATTAACACCATCTGCAAATATAAGGGTATCAGTACCAGCTAAATTTTGTCTATAAAAGAAATACTTTTCTGCCCCTGTTCTACCTGTATCTATCTGTGTCCAGTACTGAGAAATAGCAGCATTGTCTGAGTGTGCAGCAGCAGAAGTACTGTTAGCCCCACGTGTGCAACCTGTAAGCTGTGTAGCATTTTTACCTGTGTAGGTAATCTGCTCTGTACCGATAAGAATTGTACCTGTTGTACTAAAAGCTGTAGTGCTGTTTATTGTAAGAGTGGTAACTGAATTGTTTACTGCACCATTAAGAAGCGTAGTTGCATCAGATGCTCTAAAAACTTTAGTACCTCTAGCAGCAATAATTTCTCCATTATGATAAGCAGACATCAATACTTTTTCAGTAGAGGCAGCAGTCTGTGGAACTATATTAGCATTCCATTTAGCATAACCATTTATTCTGCGGTAGCCACCTTTAATGTCAGGCTCAAAGTTTTGTAACTCAAAAGCTTGCCCCGGTTCCATAGTAAAAGTAGATCGGTTAAGTACCAACCCACCCTGACAAGGAAAGATAAAAGGATTAAGACCTGATTCGTCTGCCATAGTTAACCCTTAACCAAATAAACTTGTAGGTTTTGCTGACCGTGTAATTACACTAGAACTAATATAATCTGTTCTATTAGCTAATAGACTTCTCATATTTTTTATTCCAGCCTCAAACCTTTGAAAGTTTAATTGAAACTGTTGTGATTCACCTCTGTACTGATATCCATAGGCTGTAGAACCATCTACTATAACAGCTCTGTATTGTTGAGGTATTGCAGGAACGTCTGTAGATGCTGACATAGCAGTTGTGTAAGAGTAGTATTCGTACTTTAAAGAGTACGCTTTATCTGGGTAAGGATATAAACCGTAGTTATTGTCAGGGGTTCTAAACACATTACGTGGTACGCCACCAACATCTGTCTGATCTTCTTGTGTGATATAGCTTTTTAAATAGTCTTTGTAATCTAACAGACTTAAGTTACCCCCAGAGGCACCTAAAGATGTATCCTTAACAAGTCTAAAGGTATCGTAGTCTACATGCTTTGCAGTGGTAGGAATAGTATATCTTGTAGTACCAGCAGTTAAAGTATCTGTCTGTGTAGCGTGGTTAAAAGGCCAGCTAAATTCACTTGTATTAATAAAATCAATAGCATCATTTACTGCATTCTTGCATTGTATTTGAAACCCTCTAGCTGCAGTAAAGTTAGAAGACGTAAGAGGAACCTCGTTAAAACGAGCAATGACTTCATTAGTAATATCTAAATACGTATACGCCATTATAATCCCTTAAAATTATACCAAGAGTTTTTTGTTCTGTAAACTTGATACACCAATGGGGCCAGCATATAGCCAGCCCCAAAGTATATGTTTTTATTAAATAAGGTCACGCTGTGCAACAGCAGCCTCAGTCATTGCGGCTGAAACGTCTGCAACTACTGCATATACCCGAAGGCGTCCAGTAGCAGGTGCAGC